AAAAACCGCGACGCGACAAGTGACGTGGGGTACAAGTAGAGTGCTGCCCGGCGTCAAAAGCTATAGACATGCTATTGACGCCCTTAACCTACAAATCGGCTTTGACCCCGCATTCGACAAAACCGCGCTCAATGAATTCAAGCTGACGCTGAAAATATCTCTCGCCAACCGATGATTCCGTTCAATTCGCTGTCGCCCGCACCAATCGCTGGAGACTTCCTGCCGCCCCGCTCTTATGACACCGTGCGTACGCGCTCGCGCGAGCGTGGCGGCGTTGATGTACAGGATATTTCGCAGGGCAACGACTATCAAGACTGGGAAGCGTATTGGGACCCCGACTCGCTTTCGATAAAGCTGCGGTCTTTGGGAAACGCACGGGAATACACGCTGGTGTCGGGGCTTGTGGATATTGAAGCGCTGAGCTTTTGCTTCAACTCAAACCTTGATTGGAATCTGGTCTACAAAGAGACGGACGAGGACTGGCGGTTTACGTACTACTCGACGACAGCCCAGCAACGGGTCACTGAAATGCTCGCGCCGGACGTTGTGACGCCAAAGCTTTTTCTGGATATAAAAACAATCACAATGACGGGCGAAGCGGACGCGATCTTGACCTATGTCCGCGGCACGTCCCTTTGCTATCGCCAGCAGCGAGACCGGTTTGAAATAGAGCACGTGTTGAAGACAGGACTGCGCTCCGGGTCTGAGATACGGCGCTTCGGCATGAGCACTACAAACCGTCTGCAATGGCTCTTTGAGAAGCGGATATGAGCGACGAGATATACGGCATTTCAATGACTGACGCATACGCGGAGGCGGCGGCCAGCGCCCCAGCCGACCGCGCCATCCTCTACACCTACGAGTTGATGCACCCCTCATTCGAGGAGCGCATCCTAATCGTGAACGATTACAACGACCTGAGCGCCACGCTGGAAACGGGCGACCCCGTGACCTTTGTGGCCTGTCCGGTCAACGTGGTCGCGCCGGAAGAATCCGACAATGCGGCGTCGCCTTCTATTCAAGTGCAGATCCAAGGCGTCAGCGCGCTGGTGGCTGGGCAACTGGACGCTGCCATGCGCGACGGCGGCCAGATCCACATTGTCGAGCGGGTTTACTGCTCCGACCAGCTGGATGCCCCGGCCATCACGCCGCCGCTGAAGCTTGTGCTGCGCGACGTGCAAGTGAGCGAGACGACCGTCACTGCGCGGGCGGGCTACGACGACCCGATCAACCGGGGCTTCCCCGGCAAAGACTACACGATCCGGGAATATCCGGGGCTGCGGTGATGCATTACGCGGTGCAATATATCGGCAAACCCTACGCGGCGGGTGGGCAAGGTCCGGACGAGTACGACTGCTGGGGGCTGGCGCGTGCAATCCTGTCGCATGGTGGGCACGAGCTGCCGCCGCTGTCGATAGGGCAGGGCAGCAACGCGACAGCAATTCGCGAGATCGTGGGTGACATGGGCTGGCACAAGGTTGACGGCGAGTTGCAGGAATTTGACGCCGTGCTTTGCAATAGCGCTTGGGGAAAACATATATCTGTCGCGATCAGTGGGAACGGCGGGATCCACTTGATTCACGCAGACGACATTGCGGGAGTAGAGGTATTGCACGACATGAGGGAAATGGCGCAGCGAGGCTATTCCAGATTTGAGGTGTGGCGACATGCGTAAACCCGTTATCAACGTCTACGCAAACCCGTTGCCGGGCGTTGACCCGATCCAGATATTGCCGCGCGTCGGGGATCTGATTGTTGATCACGCGCCGACCGAGCGTTTCCCCTGGGTCTGTGTCGTCAACGGCTTGCCGCTCAAGCGCGAGTACTGGATGCGCCGGACGATACAGATGGGCGACGTGGTTGAGCTGCATTCGGTCGTCATGGGCGGTGGCACGCGGTCCATATTGGGCGTCATTGCGTCTATTGCACTTTCGGTGTTTGCGCCGTGGATTTCAGGGCCGCTTCTGGGCTTGACAGGAATCACCGCAACGCTGGTGTCAGCCGGCATTATGCTTGTCGGTACAGCGCTGATCAATGCGCTGATCATGCCCAAACCTGCAGGCGCAGGTCAAAACGAAGTTGCGCAGGCGAGTCCGACCTACAGCGTTGCCATGGCGGGCAATCAAGCCCGGCTCAATCAGCCGATCCCCGTCGGCTACGGCAGGCTGCGGACATATCCAGACTACGCGGCTCAGCCGTATACGGAGTTTTCCACCGAGACAAACCCAGACGGTGATGAGTATTTCTACGGGTTTTATGCCATCGGCCACGGTGAGTACGATATCGGCGCGGTGCTGCTTGGAAACAGCGATATCAACAGCTTCACGGACGTTGAATACAGAATATTGAGGCCCGGCCAGAAGCCCATTCTTGTCGATCCCAACGTAGTCAGTGCGGTCGAAGTGGCGAATCAGGTCGTGAAATTTGACGAGCTCGCGGGGCCATTTGCCGCATGCCCGCCTGGACGCAGGCTGCGCAGCTTTCGCGTGGACGTGGTATTTCCACGCGGGCTGTGCGTTATTGATAAAGAGTCAGGCAAACCACAGGGGCGCAGCGTTGAGATAGAGATCAGCTACAGGCCGATCAACGACGCATTTACGCCATTGGGCGAGTGGATCACCGTACCCGTGCAGACAGTGCGCGCGTCTACGCTCACGCCGCAGCGCAGGTCGTTTGCGTTTGATCTGCCTGCAGGGCTACCGTCTGAGCGTATTGCCGTGCGCATGAGGCGGCTGACGAAAGAAGAGGACGACCAGTATATTTACGATCAGGTCATGTGGGCTGGGCTTCGGGGCTACCTGAAAGGCGCGGTCCCGCTTGCGCCAACAGTGACTCATTTAGAAGTGAAAATACGCGCCAGCGAGCAGATCAGCGGCGCGAGCCAGCGCAAGATCGGCGTTGTGTGGCAGCGCAAAATACGCACGTGGTCGCCAGCGGGTGGCATGAGTGGCTTGGTCGCGACGCGCAACCCCATGTGGGCGCTGCTGGACAAATGGACAAACACGGTGTACGGGGACCGGATCCCGCTGGACCGGATCGACCTGAAAAGCGTCTACCGGATCGCTCAGACGTGCGAGCAGCGACGAGACCGCTTCGATATTATTTTCGACAGCCGCATATCGAGTTTCGAGGGCGACATGACGATCGCTCGCGTATGCAGGTCCAGCCCCATCCGGCGCAACGGCATGCGCTCTGTGATCCGCGACGAGCGAATGGACTTCCCCATTGCCGCATTCACGCCGCGCAATGTAATAAAGGGGTCCAGCTCATATCAATACCTGCAGACGACGGAAGAAACCGCTGACGGCGTTATCGTCGAGTATTTTGATCACAACGCATTTGACTGGCTACAGATCGAGTGCCCGCAGCCCGGTCGGACGGTGACGAATCCCAATGATCACAGATACAACGCGTCACTGCCCGTAATGGAAAACCCCGTGCTTTTGCAAATGCCTGGGATCACGGGTCCGACTCACGCAGAGCGCGAGGGGCTCTATCAAGCTGCGGTGAATGCGCTGCGCAGAAAATACGCGCAGTGGCAGTGTGAGCTGGAAGGATCACTGGTGCACTTTGGCGCGCCGGTGCTTTTTTCGCCGGTGCTGCACAACGCCACAAAAAGCGCTGACGCGGTGACATGGGACGCGAGCACTTTAGCGCTGGGCACGTCCGAGCAGCTTGAAATTGACGGCGCAATGTCGGCTGTACTGGTGCGGCCTGACGGATCGCTGACTGACCCCATACGGGTATACCCTGGGCCAGACGAGTGGAGCATAAAACTGAGCGCCTTGCCGGACTTCCCGATCCGCACGCGAGAGTCGGGAAAAGCGCGCACCAGAATAATCCTCACCAATGGCCAAGAGCTGGGCGAGATTTGCAAAATGCTAGCGATCCGGCCACGCGGTGAGCAGCGGTATGAAATGTACGCGGTGGTAGAAAACGACACGGTACACACGGTTGATAACCACCTGCTGGGCGCCGCAGACGATCCGGACCAATTCGCTCCGTGGCCAAGCGAGCCTGGCCCGCCATTGCCGCCCGGCGTCGTGAAATTGTCGGACATAACAGTGGTCAGTACTGGCATGTGGGCTGCGCCGCCTGCAACCGTGCGTTTTGGCGCGGACGGCCAGCTGGCAACTGGCGGCGGTGGGGTTACGGGTGGTGTATTGCAGCCTGGTGTAGCAGGCTCAGCTCAGCTGCGCGACGTGGCGGGCCAGTGGCTGTCGAGACCGGTCCCGGAGGCTGGCGAGAGCTACGAGATACAGGTACGGCGCTCAATCCCCGTGGGCTTTTGGGACAACCCCAACCCGTCGTGGACCTGGCCGAATGGTATCGGGCCGTACACGGTTGAAGGGGCGGGGCAGTACGGGGGCGGCACTGCATACAGCGAGTGGCTTCCGCTGGACGACAGCGTCACGATCACGTTTGCTGATTACCCGGCTTTTGACGGGCGAGTGCGGATCAGGCCCAAGGGCGGGTCGACGATTTCCGCAGACGTGCGGCTGCGCATGAGTTTTTCGATTACTGGGGGTGCATAATGAATTTGACGGACTACGGTGAAAACAAACTGGTCGACATGATCCGTGGGCAGGGCCTGCCTTTGCCCACGGACTGGCATTTGTCGCTGCTGTCTGCTGGTGCGGACGATGAGCTGACAGAAATCAGCGGATATTCGCGCGTTGCTGTCGAGCGCAGTCTGGCTGCATGGGCTGGTACTCAGGGGCCGGGCACAGTTACAGCAAGCTCGGGCACTTCTCATGCGACGAGCAATAACGACGCTGTTGATTTCGGGGTTGCAGGCGGGTCGATCACGGTCGAGGCCATTGGTTTTTACGACGCATTGACGGGCGGCAATTCGTGGATGTGGGCGCCACTGGTCACGCCGCTCGTGCTCGCTGATCAGGACCCGATCCAGTTTGACCCAGGGGCAATCCAGTTGACGCTGGGGGCTACGGGTGGGCTGTCCGACTGGCTGTCAAACAAGCTGATCGACCTGATCTGGCGCGGGCAGGCGTACACGTGGCCGAACAACCAGTATCTCCGGCTGCTCACGAGTGCACCGACCAACGCGGGCGGTGGCACCGAGGTCTCGGGCGCTGGATATGCGCCGGCCGTGATTCCGAGCACGATGGTGGCATGGTCTGGCACCCAGGGCGACGGCACGATGACCGCGAGCAGCGGCACCAGCGGCAAGACGAGCAACAACGACCCCGTGATCTTTCCGTCGCCCTCAGCCGGGTGGGGCACCGTGTCACACTTCCGGCTGGACGATGCATCGAGTGGCGGGAACATGCTCTTCTGGGCGGCGTTGGACGCGCCCCGGACGGTGGCGGGCGGCGGGCCACAACCCCGCTTCAACGCTGCGCAATTGTCGATCACTTTCGCCTAACTTAGAAGTTCAAAATGCCCCAAGACACCATGCCGCCAGAATCCGAAGTTCGGTTGACGGAATCCACTTTTGTTGAGTTGGAGTCGCGCATAGCGGCCGCCGTCCACAAAGGCCTAGGAGACGCCATGACTGAAGAAAATGCCACCAAGTTCTGGCTGGCGGGCATTAACGCCCTCCAGCGTCATGCCACCGAAAACACCGGCAAGCTGGTGCTGGGCGGCCTGGCCTCGTTGTTGCGACGGGGCGTTGTGTTCATTCTGCTCGGGGCGCTGGTTTACGCGCTGGGCGGGTGGACAGCCATCGCCACTTTCTGGAAAGCACTTTTCTTCGTCAAATAAGGACTCACCATGTCTCTGAAACAGCAAGACCTCATCCGCGTGCGCGCGCTGCTCGACAAGTCGGCCTGGCTCCTGATTGCGTTGGGCGCGGTCGTGCTCGGTGTGGCCGACTGGCGCATGCTCTTGACGCTGCTATCCTGGGCGGCCTTCGGCGCTGTCCTGGGCGGCCTGACGATCATCCTGTCCAAGATCACATTCCCCACCATTCGGCTGTCCGAGTGGCTAGAGCGCGCCGCCAAGGGCGACATGGCGGCGGCCTTGATTGCGGCCGCGCTGATTCTGTTTGTCGGGCTGTTGTTTAACGGCTTTGTGCACTGGGCGGCGCGATGATCCCCACAGGCGCTTACGCCTTCGCCCCGATGCTCCTGATGGCCATCGGGGCCTACTGGGCGGACGCGCCCGCGCCTGAGCGGATGGCGGCGCAGATCGAGCGTGAGACGTGCATCAGCCTCACGCACAGCCGCTGCTGGAGCCCACGAGCCGAGCTCAAGACGAGCCGGGAAAATGGCATCGGCTTCGGGCAAGTGACGCGCGCCTACAACGCCGACGGCTCGCTGCGGTTTGACAAGCAAGCCGAGCTCCGCGCCGCGCACCCCGAGCTGCGCGGTTGGACGTGGGCCGCGCGCTATGACGCGGGGTATCAACTGGCGGGCCTCGTGCTGGTGGATCGCGACTTGTTCAACCGCATGCGCCCGCTGGCAGCCGGTGTGGACGACGCCTGGGCCTTCGCCTTGTCGGCCTACAATGGCGGCACGGCGGGGGCGCTGAAGGATCGGTTGCTGTGCCAGAACCAAGCCGCCTGCGACCCGCAAGTCTGGTTCGGCAACGTGGAGCTCTACAGCACCAAGAGCCGGGCCAAGTGGCAAGGCTACGGGCAAAGCGCCTACGACATCAACCGCAGCTACGTGCGGCAGGTGTTCCAGCGCGCGCCCGAATACCGCGAGGCGTTCTGGCGATGACGCCGCAGGAGCGCGTGGTGCAACGCTTGATGACCGTGTGCAACGGGGTGACCGGGGCGATTATTCCCCCGAAGATTGCTATAACCTAGAGAAGCGAAGGTATATTCTCACAGAGTCCAGTATGAAATCCTCACCCCCACCTGGGACTCGGGGACGGAATTTCAACTGGCGAGTCTCATCGATTTCGGCTGGAATAAGGGAACTTCCTCGTACGCGACTAGTACCATGAGACGCAAGGCTCTCTCGGGGGATTGGATCGGGGCCTGCAGAGAAAATCCCAAGTGGAGGCTAGGAACAGTGGACGGGAAAAAGTAGTCCTCCCGGGACTCGTGATAAGGGGGAATTCTAACTCTGAACTCTGTGAGTCCTGGACAGTGGAGGAAAGGGATGGATGATTTCTGGTTTGATTCTTTTCTGACGGGTTTCGACGTACTGGAGTTTTGGGGTGATTTATACTATCTCGGTTTTTGTTTCTGGTTTCCTGGTGGCCGACCGTATTGCTGCCCGATATAAACAGGCCCCCCTAACAGGACTCAGGCAATGGTTCAAAGAATGGTTGAAAAGATAATCCTGACCGCCCTGGTCGTGGCTCTGGTGCTGTCGCTGGTGTGGGGGACCTGGGGCCACCTGTCAGCCCGGAACTACCGACAGAAATCAGAAAAGGCCACTCAGGCCCTAGAGGCGTGTGGGGTGGAACGGGATCAGGCGACCGCTGCGGCGGAGTCGTGCTCAATCCAGGTGGGTGTATGGGAGAGCATCGCCGCGGACCGCCAGCGGGCGGCTAAGGAGGCCCAGGAGTTATCCCTGGCCCGAACGTATGTAGCCCAGGACCAGGCCGCGAAGATAATGAATTCTCGTCCAGCTTCTGAGGACGACGCCGAGGCGGCGAGAATAAGGATCCGGGGATGGTTAGAACGTTGATCTGCTTGGCCCTGCTTCTGTCTGGGTGTTCTGCCCCGCCAAAGGTAGTAACCCACACCATCAAGGTGCCAATCCCGGTTCCGTGTGTGGAGTCAGTTCCTGAGGTCCCGAGTTGGCCCCTGGATAATTACCGTGGAGAGAATCTAGACAGATTCGTGGCAGCAACCCTAGCGGAACGGGTTCTGAGGGACGCCTACGAGTCTCGGTTGTCCTCATTGCTGGAAGCCTGCATATTCGACAGTAACTCTCTGAGCCATTGAGGTCTGTGAGACAACATATAACGGGGTCGTTCATCCTCGGCGCAGGTAATATCGATCATCTGGGACTTTCCTTCCGGCCAGGAGACCCCACATTCCTCATCCCACAGTTTACTCAGGTGGTCACGATACCGCCGACAATTACGAAGTTCTCGGGAGATCCTGAGATTCTTCAATATCAGCGCCAGAATTACCACTGCCAACGACGCGACTAGAATCCAGTTCATCACTACCGCTCCCTCAAGTCCCAGGGACACTTGTCCGCTAGGAGTGGTGAGGCGCCCCGACGTTCTTCAACGGGAATCTCGTGAAGGGTATCAACGACCCACAGGTAAGCCAGTTCACAACGTGATTCAGCCGCGACTTGTTTCGCCTGTTTTCTGGCGTCGAGAAAACCGTTGCCGAGAACGAGACCCGCCCCGACGACTATTGCCACTATCAGGGTCTTACTACCACTGTGGTTCATGTCGTTCCTCCTCACGTAGTAATCTGTCGATCTCAGCGACAATAAGAGCCCCGGCTTTCTCCAGGTCCCGAATACGCGTAGTCGGTTTCCACCAGGAAGGGTTCCAGGATCGGGGCCATAGGGACGGGAGTCCACTCAGACGACCGGCGTGAATGGTGTAGCAGGCGGCTACGTCGGATAACTCCCCGCGGAGATGGTTGTCGTCATGTTTCAAGGACCAACCTTCTTCTTCGATTTGTCTCCGACGCTCAGCGGCGACTCGACGAATACCCTCTGTGGTTTCATCGTAAAAGAATCGGGTGATTTCTGCCCGTTCCTCCGAATTCTCTGATTGAGAAATCAGGTGTTCTATTAGAGGCCTTACGAAATTGTCTGACCACTTCTCCTGTTCCCCTGACAGAAAACTCTTCAATCTAAGTTCGAAATCGTTCTGATTCATTCCCATTCTCCTTAAGAGTGGCTATTCCGTGGTTGACCCATCACTGTTTAACCGGGCAGGTCACTGTATCGGGGGGCCCATCCCTCGGCGGGAACCCCCCGGCAGGCACCACGGCGTTGGCGTCAGGTAGCCACCCCGACTGGAGTTGCCCGGTCCCGCCGTTCATTTCAAGCCGACCACCAGAAGAACAGGAGGGCCGCCAGGCCCACCCCCAGGACCGCTGCCAGGACGTACCCCAGCCCCTTCTCCAGGCGGGGGCCGATCAGGGGCCTTCTAAACGGCCCGTACAGGGCGCGGGAGCTCTGGGGCGGGGGAACATAGGCCCCCCCGATCAGGAGCCCTGTACGCGTCGCTACGAGGTTCCTGGCCCCCTTCGGGCGCAGTTCAGGGGCTGACAGGACCTTTCTCCACCGTTCCTGTTCCTCCTTCCGAATCTGGGCCTGCTGTACCAGGGCCAGGTGCACGGCTCGTTCGCTTCGTAGCTGGGTCCCTTCGTCCAGCAGGGGTATATCTTTCTTCCAGTCAGTCATGTCTTTCTCCAGTAAGAGCCTTCCAGGAAACCGGGAACAGGGGTCGAATGAAATCCCCGATCAGTGTGGCCAGCTCCTGGGCCGCTCGTTGAGCATGTGAATCCACACGTTGATTATATACTCTCGCCCAGAACGCAAGACTCCCAGTGATGAGGACTGTGGTCATCAGGTTCTGAGGTAGGATGATCCGGGCCTCTTCCGGGGCCACCCCAGTGTGAAGCATGTTCCGGTATATGAATTCGGCGTGGGCTGAGGTCCCATGGGCCTGGGTGAAAGCGGACTCCTGCAGCTGAATCAACTCACCACTTCCTTGTTTGATATCCTCTGGACGATTGTGCCATCCGCGAGGAAACCAGAACTCTAGATTATCAGATTTGTATCGGCGTGATAATTCGGACCAGGCCCGACCCACCTCATGTTTCACGTACTGTCGCGCCAGGAATATAGGCATCTTGAGGTGAAGCTGAATTTGGGGATGGGCGAAAGGGACCCAGTGTTGGGGGCGACGCATAGCCCCGAGGATCAGACTCTTCATGGCCTCATGATCCCAATCGTTGTTGACGGCCTCTTGCGCGAGAGCATCCCACTCCCCCGAACGATAACCCCTGGCCAGAAACAGGATGAGGTGTTCGTCTGCCGAGGTCAGTTCAGTGTGGGTGGCCCCAAATGACTGGCGGGCAGCGTTCACCACCATCAGGTCATCACCCATGTGATTTCGATAGTGGCAGGTGATTTCGGCTATTCGCATGTTAACTCCAAGAAAAGATTTGTGAATTCTCCCCATTTCGGGGGGTGAACAATTAAGGCGGCTTCGTTCAGAGTCTCCGGGTTCACACCACTCTCCAGGGTTTCTCCGAAACTCCAGGGGTGGACGTATATCTGACGAGTCTTCGTCGTCGACAGGACCACAGAGAAACCCCCGGCCTTCTCCCAGTCACGGAGGAAATCCAGTTGTCCAGGCCGGAACTTCGCCCGGAATATCCGAACCCCCTTTAATTCCTTCAACTCGATAGCGATGCCCCGACCCTGATAAACCCCCAGGACGTCGGGAACCCCAGGCGTGAACCTATCGCTGATTTTCTGGAACAAGCCAACCCGATTCAGGTGTGGCTTGACCTTATTCCAGAGGGCAGTTTCTTTCATAAAAAGAGGGGCGAACCCTCCCGGTTTTAAGCCAGGGCCTTCTTGACCGAGGCCAGGGCCTTGGACCCCTCCTTCCAGAACCATCCGAATTGACCTTCGGGCTTTTCCACTTCGGAGGTTCGAAGCTTTCGACGGATCGCAATGGGGGACAGGTTCAGTTCTTTGGCCAAATCCTTGATCCCTACGTAACCCTCTGGAACCCGACGGGGGCGGGCGATTTTCTTTTCAGGGGCCTCCGCCTTCTGAGTCTTCTTCGTGACCTTCTTCGGGGTATCCTGGGTCTTCTTCACTTTGGTTGCCATTTCATCTTCCTTTGAGTTGAGAAAATCGATTTCATCTTGAGCCCGTTGGATGGCCCGAGACAGGTCTATTATATCACCTTCGTCGTCAACCGTGAATGGGTTCCACATGGTTTTTCTCCTTACCTGATTGAAGGATGGGCCTTCCCACCCAGTTGCTGTGATAGGTTGAGTGTAGATCCGTACCGACTCCCGGCGTGATAGGCCCCCGCCAGGAGGGGTTTACCCTTTCGAGAGGTTCGGGTTAACTCCACACCCAGGGTCTCCAGGAATGCCTGATTGGCTTTCTGCTCGGATTTATACAGGGGGACCACTACCAGGGCCCTACCCGTCGCCTCATCGGGTATGTCCTGGGTCTGCAATTCTTTGACCCGATCCCAGACCTTATTAGCAGCCCCTGTGGAAAAGGCCCTGCGGTAAGGTGTCCCCTGTCCCAGCTCCCGAGCCTTTCTCCCGGCCTCTCGTTTAATAGAGTTGATCAGGTATTTCGCCATTTCAGTTGCAGTGGCGACGTTGGAAATTCGACCCACGAATGAGTGAACTGATTTGTTCTTCCCACTGGGTCGATAAAAGTATTTGCAGAAAAACAATTCTGCTGACGCATAGGCCACTGTCCTGGCCCAGGGCCTGCCATAGAATTCCATTCTCTCCCTGACCCGTTCTTCTTGTTCTTCATCGGCGATATCCGCCATTGAGAGATTGTACTTGGCCAGGATATTGTGGACCATCCTGAGGGCGTTATCCCTTTCTCCTTCAGTGGCGGCTGAATCGTTCCCTAGGGCCAGCATTTTTTTGACCCGGTTGATAATTTTGTCGTTCATGACATTCTCCTATATATCGATTGAATCGTTTGAGATCAGGTCCAGGGGAACCAGGGTGGATTTACTCACAGCCTCCTGTTTCTCCGGTTAGTGATTGCTGCGAGATAATCCCTTTCGTATTCCTGAACCCCTCTCAGGGCCCGTTCTAGATCTCTCCGGACGGCTTGAATGGTGCCCAGGCCATCCTCCTGGTAGTCTGGGCAGAAGTGTGATTTGATAGCCATGTCAGAGAATGGTGTTGAACCCGGCGAAGTGGGTTTTGATCAGGTCAGTGCGGTTCATGGGGTTCTCCGGTTAGTGGGTTGACAGGTCTAGTATATCTCAAGATCTTGGGCTTCGTTGAGTTGTTACATTCCTTTACAAACTACCTCGTACGCCCCGGGGTCACAGGGCCCTGAGGACCTCGCGGACCAGGTCTCCCCCCTGGCGTGCGGCCCTCAGGATGTCCTCGTCCACGGTCCCCCTGGCTAGGATGTGCAGGAGGGACACGCTGCCCCCTGTGCGGGCCATGATCCGGCTGCGAGCCTGTTCCAGGTCGAAGTGACTGTGGGTCATCGAGTAGAAGATCCCCGTCCGGGCCCTGGACAGGTCAATGGCCACACTCCCGGCTCGTATCTGGACTACGCACGTGCTCAGGTTCCCTCCCTGGAAGGATTCCATGGTGTGGTTCCGGTCCCCCCTGGACATTCCCCCGCGGATGAACCCGGAGGAGCGACCTAGTTTCTGCATTAGGTCCAGGACCGCCGAGACCTCGTAACGGAAGCGGCAGAATATCACAAGTGGGGTTTCTCGACCGTATTCCTCCACTAGTCCTCGTAGGAATTTCAACCTTCCCGACCTGATTGGGTTATTCGTCTTGGTTAGATCTGGATTCAGGGTGGGGAGAAAACCCCCGGTGATCTGTTGAAGTCTGAGAATCTGGGTCAGCACTATGGGGGCAGTAACGTTCTGGCCCCGGACCATTGTCGTCAGTTTCTCCAACATCTCCTGATAATGTCGTGCTGCGGGTTTCTCTAGGTCGAACCGGAATTCTTGAACCTGTTCCTTTGGAAAGCCCCCGGCCTGTTCCCGATCGAGTTGGAAAGATACGGATTGGATTTTCTCATTGAACTCGTCCAGATTCTTGAAGGTCTTTGGTTTATGTCCCCCGAATCCGAAAGTATCAACGTATCGGTTCTCAAAGTCCTTCCACCTGGTCCCGAATAATCGGGGTTCGAGGAACCTGAATTGGGAGAAGGCGTCAGGAGGGGTCGCCATCAGAGTCCCCGTCAATATCGACCTGAACTCCGCCCGGGTCCCTAGTGTGGTGATGGAAGTAGTTTGTTTAGCGGAGCGTGATTTTATTTTGTGGCTCTCGTCCACAGTCACTTTATCAGGGTTGAATTTGTATAGGAATTTTTTCAACCTCCAAGTGGCCTCATGGTTGATAATCAGGATCGATAGTTTTCCGGGTTGATCTTCCCACTCTTTGAAAATCAACCTGCGTTCGTCGGCCTTCCCTTCGATTATCTCCAGGTGATAGGGGAGGTTGAATACCTTCTCTATTTCGTCTGCCCACACCTGTTTCGCAATCGAGGGGCAGACGATCACCCACCGTTTAATCCCGTCGTAAATTCTCCTGTATCCCGTCACGGCAATATCCACTCGGGTCTTCCCCAGTCTGGGGGCCATCAGGAGGGCGTAGCGGGGGTTTAAGACCCCCACCTGGGCGGCCCTCCTCTGATAACCCCTTAGGCCCTCTTTGATCCCGTATTTCTTCCGATAATTAAGCCTTCTCACTGAGCACCTCGAATACCGCAGACGCTGACTCCCTGGAGGACCACACCCAACGACTGCCGGGTTTCTCCACCTTCCCTCTGAGACGTTTCCTGGCCTCCCCTGGTGGGGTCCCCAGTTCCTCACAAATTTCTACCAGAGTTATCCCCTGTCTCGTCGGAGAAGGCTTTTTCTGGGCGGTTCGAGTCTTTTTCTTTTTAATTCGTCGGCCACTGATATGGGGTAAGGGCCCCCCAGTCCTCAGAGCCTTCATCACCGCCTCAGCCTTGGCGGACCTGTCCAGGGTCGAGGACTCGAACTTCTCGAGGGCTTTCATGAAGTCATAGGGATAAATCGCCAGGGGCCAGTTTACCCCGTCCATGTGAACGACGTAGGTGTTCTCCTCTTTTCCTACTGTGGTAATTTCTATCTTACCAGTCTCCATGGTTAGAAAGGACCCCGAACCGTTGGGGTTATCCTGGACCTTAAGGTAAGCATGGGTCCTGTTTCTCAGGTATACGTGGGATGAGAAGTCGAGTTTCATTGCTGGTTCTCCTTGTTAATGCGGTCGAAAGTGTTCCGGGCAGTCAGGGGGTTGATTCCCGCAGCGGCCGCCGAGTGTTTCACGTTGATCCTGGTGGCCTCAGGATATGCCACCACCAGGTTCCTGATGGCTTCGGCCACACTGGATTCCTTTACGGCGGCTTTCAGGAAATCGACCAGTTCCGGGATGATTTTGGTCGAGGGGGCCTTCACGGGTTTCTTCTTCTGGGCCTTTTCCTGATGGTTCCGGTAGGTCTCCTCCAGGTCGGACAGGCGAGCCTCCAGAACGGCCTTCTTTCCCTTCCAGGGGGCCAGGGTAGCGAGCCCCAGGACCTGGGCCAGTTCGTTGTAGCGGGAGGTCAGTTCAGCGTTGGTCATGATGTTCTCCAGTGTGGGTGAGTTGGAGCCCCTATCCTACCACCTCGACCAGGGAACCGTAGAGTTGTTACATTCCTTTACATGTCAACCTACCCCAGGCGGAAAAAACCCCGCCGAAGCGGGGGTTCCTCAGCCCTGGGTCAGGCCGCCGTCAGTTCCTCCAGTTCGATCTCCCAGATGTCCCCGTCGACATCCACTTCCGCCATGTCCCCGTCGATTGCGACGATCTTCCCTTCCTGTTCATCCCCCTCGTCATCCACGAAGGTCACCTTGGAACCCTTCTTGAGCTTCTTCTTGGACTTCTTCTTCGCCGGTTCTTTCTTGGATTTCTTGGAAGATTTCTTGGAAGATTTCTTCTCAGGC